TCCAGTATGCGTATGTGTCTGATCCGCAATTGGATGGACATGACCAGCGTCTGTGACAGGGTGAGTGTGTTTTGGAATCTCTGTATTCGCTAAAGTGTGAGTCTCAGTACCTGAACCTACTGCGATTGCTCTGGTCGAGCGTCCAGATATTGTGTCTACATTATAACCAACTGGTACTCTGGAGCGTAGATCTGGAAGATTGAAATGCGTTGAAGCATTCCCACCATTTCCATAGGTGACTCCTATGACAGAAAATAAATCTGGATAATTACTTTGAACTAAAGTAGCACCATTACAGACTAACCAAGTCCCTCCATTAGAGGTTGCAGTTGGAGCAGTGGCCTTTGGATACATCTGGATTGAACCGACAGGTAGGGCGAGAGCAAGTAACTCTGTCAGTTTATCGAGTCCAGTATTGATCGTACCGCCCCAAGTATTACGGTATCCGCCGACAGTGGGTTTTTCTACTGCAAAATTAGTTGTGTTTGCCATGATTTAGTCTATGATTTGCGTTGTCCAAGTTGCGTCTGGTATTAGTTGTCCGTCCCATGCGATATGTCCAGAAATTGAGACTGTCGTTGTTTCTGAGGCGATGTCAAATCCAGCCCAGGTAAAGTTAGGATACGACTGCATTGATGAAATAGTTTCGATGTAAGTTGTCCCACCTTTGATTAATCCGCCAAATGGTTTTAAGACACCAGATGAATTTATAAGAGCATTCGTTGCTTCCCATTCAGCTACTCCAAAAGTCTTAACTGTAGAAGTTGCGTCAAGGTCGATATGACCCTGCATAACTCCTTTACCAAAAGTCCCCTGACTAAATATTTCAGAACCGAATCCAATCATCAGTCGAGTTGCAGCTTTATCGTGGCTTGGTTAAATTTGAATATGTCTCCATCGTTTACGGTTTTTGTGGTCGATGTTGAAAAATCTGATTTTTGTAGGGATTGGAAGGCGCAAAGGTTTGGCCCCGTAAGAGAATCATAAATCCCGACCCAACCGATTATCCCCCAGTCGGCGGTCGCCGTTGGGAAAGTAATAGCACTCGTATTCTTCGCTTCGGCCGTACCCGTACCAGTTATTGTGAATGCACAAACTTGCCGGGCGTATGACCCGCCAGAAACCTCTGTGCCAGCAGCCGAGTCAGAAGGCGTTGCTGTTAATAGTCCAACATACCAGTTTGTTGGACGGGTATACGTCGTTGATCCGAAAACGTGGTTCCAAATTTTGTCTTCGAGATAATTAGTTAGTCCTGCCATGTTAGTTTATCCAAATTGTGTGAATGATATCGAAGGAGTCGAGCCTGAGAATTTGGCCTTCTCATCCGAGATTTTAATCTGTTCAATTATCTGCTGATATTTCCCAGCCCAAAGTCCTACCCTGTCATCAGCTTGAAGGTATGGAGCACTATGCATCAAGGATCCATACAAGTATGCATCCGGATGATCCGCCAGTAACCAGTTAGTTGCATTATCTGCTGAAAGCGCGGGTATCTTCCGGTAATACACGATTTCAACTGTGTACTCCCCATCTGGTACAGGCGCGAACTCCAAATTGTCTTTCATTATAGAATAATACAGAGGTTTCCCGGTTGAATCCCCTGCTCTATGAATATCCAGATTTTGCAGATTCTTATAGCTCATCGGAGTAACAGGATCCGTGAGTAGATCAATATTCCTCATCCCCAAAAAGTCTGGCGGCAATTTAACGTACTGAGAATTGATTGGTGCACGAGTCCTCATGGTCATATCAGCCACTCGCAACGTCCTGTTAAGATCTGCCTCGGCCATTGTGATAAAATCCGGGATCACAGAAGTTAAGTCAGAACGATTTAAGAAGTCTGCAATACTTGCCTGTAATTCAGTATACGTCCCTAGTGCCACAATTCTCCATGATGTAACGATTTAACTTCCTGTGATAATTTATGGTCTATCACAATAGGTACTTTTTTATTCTTCACTTGCTTCCAGAACTCAATATGATCCTCGGTGAAACCTGGGGTTTCCTCAATCTGTTTATGTTCAAAAAACGGAATATCCAGGACATCAAAAACTGGCATATTGAAAAGGACCATGCCAGGGCTAACTCCGTCCACTTCTTCCGTTTCCGGGAGTACCGGATCCGGTTTTACAGTCCCGCCTTCCCTGTATGCTGCATACTCCCCGGAGACTATATTCTTGAGATAGTTTGCTGCAACTACCCCTCTACCCCTAGCAAGCATCTGGTGTATTGAATCCGCCGGGAAAGTGAGCTCCGGTTGCAGCATTAACAAATGCGTTGCTCCCCAGGCTACAGACTCCCCAATCAGATGATGCCGCACCTCCGGCATTACTTTTCCGCAAAAGGAAAAGACCTTGATATCGTGTTCTCCATCGAAGTCGCTCTTCTGAAAATGCGCGACCATATTCGCCAGG